ACCGGATGTTTTATGGAGCTTGAGAAAGTACAACTGTTGCGAATACTGCAGATGCCTGGAGGAACCAGTGAGATACTGATGCGTGGTGAGAGGAACGGCACCCACACTAAGTTGTTTTACACTGAGGGTTTGGTGTTTGTGGAGAGGATGGTAGATGGGGTCAGGCACACTCGCCTGGTTCCAATGAATAATGTACAGAGCATGGAAGAATATCATGGCAGGATCACCCCTGAAAAAAGCAAGGCGCGAGGAAGCGAACGATCTGCAGTGGTCAAGGGAAAAAAGGCTGCTGATAGAAGAAGCAATAAAGCGGAAGCGAGCGCGTGATGGGGTACGGAATAAGCTGAAGGAGTTGTGTGGTGGATTGGAAAATTCGCTACATCCGTTTCAGAAGGAGTTTTTGGAATCCCCCAAAAAAAAGAAATTGGCAAGATGTTCCAGACGTGCGGGGAAGACACACCTGGCAGCAGTGGGGTTAATCAGTGCAGCCATCAATAATGACAATCTGCTGGTTCCGTATATTACCCTGAGTATCAAGAATGCACGAAGGATTGTCTGGACCACATTGCGTGAGATTGAACGCACCTGGGCTTTTGGGATGGAATTTCTGGAGAACAGCTTAACGGTCAGGTTTCCGAATGGTAGCCAGATTATTATGGGAGGTTGCCAGGATGCAAATGAGATTGAGAAGTTCCGCGGGCCTAAGTACGCACTTTGCGTTATTGATGAAGCGCAGGGTATAAAGAGCAGCACTTTGCACACATTGATTGATGACATACTGGAACCCGCTAGTTTGGATCTGGACGGTAGCATCTGGATATTTGGAACACCGGCTGCTTCTGCTGCAGGTTATTTTTACGATGCAGACCAGTTAGAGAAGAGTTCCTGGGAGTCACATGCGTGGACACTGTTAGAGAATCCGCATCTGCCTGGTGCGCAGGCTTGGTTGGATAGGAAGATTGTAGAGAACAACTGGAGTTTAACAGATGCAACGTACCGCAGGGAATATTGTGGCGAATGGGTCAGGGATGAGAACAGCTTGGTTTACCAGTTTAACAAGATACGCAACTTGTGTGAGGAACTACCTGATGTCGATTTTCATTATCTCCTGGGGGTTGATTTGGGGTTTATTGATAGCACTGCCTTTGTTGTTATCGCATATAGCGACCAAAATCCAGAGACATACGTTTTGGAAGTTAGTAAGTTCACGCATCTCACCAGTGATGATATTGGCAAGAAAATTAAGTGGTTGGATAACGAATATGAGTTTGAGCGAATTGTCGCAGACACAGGTGGCCTGGGAAAGATGGTCGTGGAAGAGATGTCAAAGCGTTTTTCGCTTAATATATTACCGGCTCAGAAGCGTGCGAAGCATGACCACATTGAGCTGCTTAATAGTGACTTTAAGAAGGGTAAATTACAGATTTTGGACACAGAGGAAAACCAGCTGCTGATTGATGAGCTGGAATTGCTGGAATGGGATCTGAATGAACGTACCAAGAATAGATTTATAGAGCGATCTGACTGCGAAAACCATGCTTGTGACGCGCTTTTGTACGTTTGGCGTGAATCCCTGGCATTTCTGCACCAATCTGAGAATTATCAACCGTTACTGGGGTCAGATGAGTGGTTTAAAGCAGAAGAGCAGAAGATGGAAGATGCAGCAGAAGCCAAATTGGTAGGTGATGTTGGTAATTGGTGGGAAGAGCACGGCCCAGATCCTGTTTATGACGAAGTTTTGAACTGAATTGAACTGATATAGAAAAATGGCAAGAGGAAGACCCGAAGTACCAAAATATCTGCAGAAGAAGGTAGCCAAGGATCTACTGGAACGTCAGAAACGTGCTGGTGTCTATGAGAAGGGATTTACGGACTTGGCTAAAGGCATGGTTGCAGGTTCAGCGTACCCTGTAGACATTGCCGATATGCTTGCCAAGCCTGCATTAACCCCACCTGCCAGTTTAAAGGCTGCATCTATGCGACCCAGGGGCGGGGGCATACCAGAGACAGTTGCACCAGTGCAGGAACCAAAGCTGAAAGGTACTTATCCGTTTGTTGCAGAGAAAATGGGGCTGGACCCTAATTCTGCAGAAGGTATTGCAGGTTCGTTTTTCTCTTTAGACCCTTTAGCCAAAGCACATGCTGTTGCTATGGGAACAAAGCTGGTTGCAGGTAAATTAGCAGGTTTAGGGATGGGTGCAGCAGTATTTGGAGGACTCAAGAAAGTGGATAAAGCAGCAGATGTTGCAAAACCCATTTTCACATCACCAGGTAAAGTAGCAGCGTCTGATATAGCCAAAGAAGCAATACCTGCAAACAAGGTTAAGAGCCAGTTAGAAGGCAGAGGTGTCAACAAGGATGAACTGGAGTGGTCCGGCTTCGATGAATGGATCAAGACCAAGAAGGGTGAAGTACCAAAGGAAGAAGTTGAAGAGTTTTTCCAGCAGAACCAGATCCAGGTGCAGGAAGTTGTGATGAGTGACAAAACAAGTGATGCAGAATTTAAAATACTTGCCAGGGAGAAAACTGCAGATGAGCTTGAGCTAATTATGTCAAATGATGAAGGTCTGTATAACAACAGGGAAACAATTGAACCTTTAATTGATAAATATAAAGCAGGTGATTTTTCTGTAAAAGAAGATTTAGATGAGTGGTTTGGAGGATATGGGTTTGATGACCAGAATTACATTGACTCAGTTTATGAAGGGGTTTATGGAACAATACGTTCTACTGATATACCTGGTAATGTCAAATTTGGTAGCAAATCCTGGCAGCTTCCTGGTGGAGAGAATTACAGGGAACTTCTGCTGATTGTGCCACCTAAGAAAGTACCCTGGACCAAAGAGAATGTTATTCCAATTACTGCAGAAGAAGCAGCGGAGATACAGAGTGGAATTCCTAACCATAAGAATTGGTTTTTTAAGGCTCCAGACGGTGTTCTTCAATCAAGACCTAAAAAACAAAACAGAGCAACTGATTACCTGGTAGATGATGATGCACCAATGCCACCACCCCAGGCAATTACCCAGGAAGAAGCACTGCAGCAAGTAATAGACAAACAAACAGATCCTGAACCCAGGTACACAGGCGGACACTTTGAAGAGGATGATGTAGTTGCACACATCCGCTTTAATGAACGTGTAGATCCCGATGGAAACAAGGTGCTGTTCATTGAGGAAATACAATCAGATTGGGCGCACAAGGGGCAGACTGAGGGGTTTGTGACTGCTGAAACAAAAGCTGCTAAAACCAGGCTGGAAGATTTAAGAATAAAGATAAATAAAATTGATGATAAAATACGTCCACTTGCTTACGAAGAAGGGGTTTTGCAGTCAATGGCAGGAAAAGGCCCGTCAGATTATAAAAAAATAGCAACTGTTAAAAAGGAAAGATTAGCACTAGAGCAGGAAAGAACAGAATTACAATTAGAAAATATTAAGTTAGTAAATAATCAACAGAATCCTGTCACCCCAGGCCCATTTGTCACAGACACCCACCAGTGGACTAACCTTGCACTGAAGCGGATGATCCGGTGGGGGACAGACAATGGATTTGATAGTATTGGATGGGTAACAGGGAAGCAGTCTGCAGATAGGTATAATGTTAGTAAGGTAGTTGATGAATTGAACATTAAGAAAAGTTTCGATGATAAAGGGTATGTAGTAACAGGTTTCAAGGGTGGAGAATCTCAAAATATTAATCATAAAGTTAATAGTTTAGATGAACTAGATGGTGTAATTGGTAAAGACTTGGCAGAAAAAGCTAGAAAAGATTTGCCAGAACTGCAAAAAACAACTGGAGATGGAATTAAACCATTAACTTTTGTAAATGCAAAAATTACAGAATCTGATTCACAATATATTTTAACATTACCAAAAGGAGATGAGGGGATTTTAGGTTTTTCTCATTCTTCAGATAGAAATGTAGCATCCCTGAATCGTCAAATAAATTGGAGGGGAAGAAATACTTTTCAAGTAGGAAAAGGAACTGTTGGATCAAAAGAAGATGCAATGGAATATTTCAAAATATATTTAATTAGACAAGAAAAAGAGTTAATGCAGCAAATAGAAGTAGGCAGAGCAACACCAACAAATACTGAATATGATGGAGTAACTTATTCAGGTATTGACCTTGAATTAGGTGGAGATTACCACAAATTGATTTATGACGATGTACTACATGCACAGGGTAAGAAGATTGGCAAAAAGTATGGTGCAAAGGTTGAGGAAGGTGCTATTTTTACAGAATCTGGTCCCACTAAAACCACATCTGAAGAAATGGGTGAATACATTGAAAGCGGGCAGGATGTTGAAGATTTAAAGGAAAGACTTTTAAGCACTGGAGAAGGAGCGAAAGTCTGGACAATGCGCCTTACAGACAAGCTCAAACAAGCATCTAAGGATGGTATGCCGTACTACGTTGCACTTCCACCTCTTGCAATCGGAGCAGCAGCTGCAGAGCAGCGTACCGATGCACAGAGACTACAATCTAAATCAGACGCACAACAAATATTGGCAAACTAATGTTTAAAACCGTACACCCAGACCCAGAAAAGTTAATTGCCTTCCTGGAAGGAAAACGAGTAGCAAAATTCAAAGGGCATGGAATAGAGGTGGAGTTCTTCCAGGAACTACCAGATATGTCATTCCCAGAACCTTTACAACAACCAAATGACCAAGACCTAACCAAACAATATCTTGAAGGAGTACGATGAAATTCTGGTGGAATGAGACTGACGAAACAGAAATGGGTAATCTGCTCACTGAGCTGATAAACCAGTTGCGTGAAGACCACATGTCACGGCACACCCTGAACCTAGATATGCTCAGAATGTACACGCAACGTGATTACGATGGAATGGGACGCGTTGATTCTAGCAATAATTTAAGCGGGGAGGACTACCGTATGCGGATGAACGTGATAGGGAACATCACAGACACCCTTGTTTCACGGATTGGTAAGAACAAACCCAGGCCCATGTACCTCACCAAACGTGGTGACTATAAGTTACGCCAGAATGCCAAACGTCTCACTGATGTTATGGAAGGGATATTCTACCAAACTGGAATTTACAATGTTATGCCTAAAATCTTCCAGGACAGCTGCATCTTTGACCTGGCTTGCATGAAAATAGGCAGAGAAGGATCTGAACTGTTTGTTGAAAGAGTATTCCCTAATGAAATTCTATGGGACCAGAACGCATCTATGTATTCTGACATGCCACCAAGCCTGCACCAGATCAAAAACATCCCCCTGGAAACACTGATACTGCAATTCCCTGAACGTGAGGAAGAGCTGCGTTACTCTGCTGCAACCAGAGATGATGAGATGATGAGCAGCGAAGAAGGGCATGAAGCAGAGATGGTGGAATGCGTGGAATCCTGGCATCTGCAAAGTACAAATGATAGTGACGATGGCAGGCACGTCATCCACATGGACACCGTGATCCTGGTGGATGAAGAGTACACCTACACTAGCTACCCATTTGTGTTCATGAACTGGGGTGATGCACTAATCGGTTTTGCCGGAATATCCCTAGCAGAACAGCTGAAGAACATCCAAATGGAGATTAACAAACTGGCACTCCGCATCCAGCAGAGTATGCACCTGCTCAGTGTGCCGTGGTTATTCGTGCAGCATGGTTCCAGGGTAGTAGAATCCAGATTACGCAATGTGCCTGGGACAATTGTAAATTATGTCGGAACACCCCCTCAGAGCTACACCCCTACTGCAATGCACCCAGAGGTTTATAGCCACATGGAAAGGCTTTACCAAAAGGCGTATGAAATTGCAGGGGTTTCGGAGCTATCAGCTACTGGCAAAAAACCAGCAGGTCTGGAATCTGGAGCTGCTCTGAGGACTTACCACGATATTGAGACTGAAAGATTTGTCTCAGTGGGGCAACGCTTTGAAAAAGCATTTATGGATGCAGCTGCTTGGTTTTTCGATCTAGCCAGAGAGGTTGTTAAAGAGTCCGGCTCATTCCCTGTTCGTGGTATTAAAGGCCATGCACTAGAGACAACAGATTTTAAGGATATTGAACTTGCGCAGAACGATTATATCCTGCAGGCATACCCTGTATCACTTCTACCATCAACACCTGCAGGTAGATTACAAGCTGTTACTGAATTAATCCAGAACGGCATTATCAGTGAACGGTCCCACATTGTCAGGCTGCTCGACTTCCCCGATCTGGAGTCTGTCACCAGTTTGTATGATGTGCTGGAACGTGACGTGGAGTGGAGGATTCAGGAGATTATAGACAACGGAATTTACCACGCTCCAGAACCAGTAATGGATCTGGCATTTGCCAAAGAACGTATGACAATTGCGTACTTAGAAGCACAGCAAGATGATCTGGACCTGGATAAGATTAACATGATGATCCAGTTTATCGAAGAATGCGATGCATTAGCGCAACCACCTGTGCCAGAAGGCGCATCACCAGGAGCAGCACCAGCAATGCCTGGTCTGCCACCAGTTGAAGCAGGACCACCACCAGGGCCACCAATCCCTGAAGGTATGCCACCAATGCCACCAATGCCTGAAGGCGGGGCGCAACAGTTACCAATATAACCTTAACCAAAAACGGACATGGAAGTTGAACAAACGGAAACAGCAGAAGTAACACCAGAAATAACAGAAGAAGCAGCAGCAGAGGAACTCTCAAATGCAGACCAGGCCCAGATTAATGAGTGGATGAGTGACAGAATCGGCACAGATACAGAAGATGTTGAAGAAGTCGAAGAAGTAGGGGCCGAACCTGAACCAGTAGAATTAGCAGAAACAGTAGTTGCAGAACCTGAAGAGTCACCGCGTATAAGCAAAGCATTTAGCAAAGTAGCAAAGAAGGAACGTGAGGTACAGCAGCAACGCCAGGAACTTAACCGGCTAAAAGCAGAGCTGGAACCCCTGCGTAAAGCAAAAGAGCGAGTAGACAAAGGTGATATGCTAGGCGCTTTGGACGGAATAGGCTGGAATTATGAGGATGCAACCAACAGTGTGCTGCAAGATGGCAAATTCCAAGAGCCAAAAGCACAAGCTGCAGCCCTTACGCCAGAGGTTGAAGAACGCCTGGCAAAGTTAGAAACAATGGAACGGCAAAAACAAGTTGACAATTATGTGAATCGCATGAAAAATAAGGTTCAAGGTGATGAGCGTTTTGAATTAGTTAAAGATAATTGGGCAAACGCTTGGCCTACCATCTTAGAAATGCAGAAAATAGTAGCCCAGGAAACCGGCACTATCAAGCAGGATGAAGAAATACTCCTGGAAGTAGAAAATTTCTATGAGCAACAGGCTCAAAGTCTTGCAAAATCTAGCAAGATGAAAAAACTGTTTCAGCCCGCAGCTGCTGCACCGGACAAACCTGCGGATTCCCCACGGATTAGAAAAACTCTCAGAAACAAAATCACGGCCTCACAGCCTGCAGACAAAAGTGCGCGACCATTATCGCGAAGGGAACGCCTGGAATCTGCACTTGCCAATTATGGCAGTAATCTGTGAAGCCATATCTAATTATATTTATGGAGAATCCAAATGGCAACAGCCACAACTTTAACCGCGTGGGATAATGCGTTAAAAACGTATTACCGCGGAGCAGCCGTAGACGAATTAGTCTATGACTCGCATCCATTGCTCGATTTACTACCTAAAGACGAAAAGTTTAGAGGTAAATCAGCACCAATCCCAGTATATTACACTAGACCACAGGGCCGTTCAGCAGCATTTGCTACTGCTCAAGCCAATGCTAGTGCAAGTAAAATTGGCGAATTTCTATTAACCCGAAAAGCAAACTATGGTGTAGCCACAATCAGTGGTGAAGCAGTAGCAGCATCAGAGGGTGATAGGTACAGTTTCCTAAACGCAATGACCACCGAAATTGATGGTGTAATGAGAAGTGTTGGAGACTCAATCTCAAGAAACCTGTTCCGTGATGGATCTGGGGCAATCGGTAGAGTGAACAATAGTTCCTTTGCTACAACTGGACTTGACCTGGTTACAGACATGGACTCACTGAATTTTGAAGTGGGGATGGTACTGCAACTTGCATCTGCCAAAAGTGGTGGAGCTGTTCGTTCAGGAACATTAACAGTATCTGCTGTAAATCGTGGGGCAACTTCTTCCCAGATTACGCTTTCAGGGAATATCTCTGCTGGTGTATCTGCAGTTGCACAGAACGATTACATCTACCAAAGTGGTGATTATGATGCTGCACTGACCGGTTTAGAAGGTTGGTTGCCTGCAACAGCACCTACATCTGGTGATTCATTCTTTGGACAGGATCGTTCCGCTGACGTATCAAGATTAGCCGGTCAACGCTATGACGGATCTTCAGGATCGATTTTGGAAGCGATCATCGAATCAGCTGCCCTCGCAGCCAGGGAAGGTGGAAAGCCAGATTATCTTTTCACAAGTTTTGCTGATTTCGTTAATATCGAAAAAAGTATGAACAGTCAAGTTCAGCGCGAAGTCAAGCAAAGCGATAGCGTGTCTGGGTATCGGAGTTTGGAGTTTTACGCACCTCATGGTGTTGTAAAGATTGTTCCAGACAAAGATTGTCCTGGTGGAACTGGTTACCTACTGGAAATGAAGACATTTAGTTTAATGTCTATTGGTTCCGTGGTTCAACTTACTGAGTTGGATGGAAACCGTGTACTGAGACAGTCTGGGGATGATGGCGTAGAAGTACGTTGCCATTCTTATTCACAGCTCGCTTGCACAGCTCCAGGCCGGAATGCAGTTGTAACACTTCCATAATTGAAAGGTATATATGTCTACGAACATATTTTTTGATGCGCAGGCGTTAAACCCTGGTGTCAAGATTGTTTCCGGTTCATTTAAACCCAATGGCAGTAGCGCGGTGGATAACACTGCAAATACTGGCGCAGGGTGGACAGTGGCCCGAACAGGGGCAGGAGCATTCCTAGTAACTCTGGATGACAATTATCCAGGGATACTGAGTGCAACGGCAACCCTAGCCATGAACGCAGCTGCAGACTCCAAATGTATTCTGGGGGCTATAGATGTCACAGCTTCAGCGGGAGGGACAGTCATCATTCGTACTGTCACAACTGCTTCTGCTGCAGACATTGCTGCACACGCAAACAATCGTATTCATTTCTGTTTAGTTCTCAGAAACACTTCTCAGACCAAATAAGGAGGTATTTATGATGAGTGGAGGAAAAGACACTGCCATGATTATTCTTGGAAAGAACAAAAAGCGTTCCCACCAGGATGACATGATGGAAGATGAGATGGAATACGATGATGAAGAAGAAATGGAAGATTATTCTGATGAACAGCATTCAATGGCAGAAGAACTAATCTCAGCTGTAAAAGGCGGGGACAGTGAAGCTGTATTGGATGCAATTCACGGTATTTATAACAGTTATTAAGAGATCAAAATGACTGACATTGTAAGTTTAAGTGAAATCCGTTTACTGGCGCAGCAACGCGCTGATATGGAAAATTCGCAATTCATCACAGCTGATGAGTGGCGCAGGATGATAAACAGGGCGTATGCAGAGCTGTATGATCTCAT